CGCAACCACAATGATTCTACCTAGATGCTGGATTGATGTTGACCATTGCAAAAACTTGATAGATGCGTTAAGACACTACCATAGGAAGTACATCGACAAAAATAGAATGTTTAGATCGAAACCTGTACATGATTGGAGTTCACACGCTTGTGATGCCATGAGGTATCTAGCTGTTGGATTACAAGAAATAAATGATAGACAAATTGCTCCACAAAGTGTAGCAGATAATGAATACAGGATTTTATAATTATGGGATTTTTAGCACCAAAACCACCAAACCTACCACCGCCACCACCACCACCAGAGCCGCCTTCAAATGAATTGACACCTGAAGAAAAAGAAAGAATTAAAAAAGAACAAGACGCAATTAGAAGAAAAAGAAAAGGTAGAAAAGATACTATATTAACTGGTCCACTCGGAATACAAGAAACCGAAGAGGATGCTTTAGATACATTGTTAGGAAAATAATATGCCGGGTCATCATGGAAAATTTGGAAAGTCTGCGGGAGTAACTCAAGGTGGAACTCATGGGGATAGAAGAGATAATTTTAAATCTGGAGGATCATCTGCTTTTTCAAGAACAAAAAGAAAAAAAATAAATTATAATGCTAATGAATTTTCAGGCACAGGTAAAACTGCAGACACTTCTAAATATAGAGATCAAAGATATGAACAATTTTTTAATGCTGCTGAGATACCAAAATTACCGGGATTAACAAGAATGGTAACTCCTTTACTTGAAAAAGGAGCAAGAGAAAATAGAAGATTTTTTGCTGATCCAAATTACAAAACTTCTATTTTAAAAATGGATAAACCTAGTGTTTTAGAAGCTGGTAAATACAGACCCCTTAAAGTAGTTACCTCATTAGAAGATAGAAAATCACCAGCCTTAACTAAATCAGAATTTGAATCTATGAGTGCAGCACAAAAAGATAAATCTTACAAAGATTATATGAAGTTAAGATCAGAAGGTAAAATAGATGCTTATGGTAATACTGCTGCAGGTTTTAGAAGAGAGTTTACAGTATTTACAAAAAAAGATGGAACTAAAGAATATAGAGAAACATTTATAAAATCAGATAATAATAATGTAGAAAAAGAAGCAAGAGCTGCAACAAGAAATGTTGTTACATCTAAAAATGTTGGTGGTAAAACAATTCTTACAACAGAAGGAAAACTTGCTGATGATCAACAAACTCAAACAGAATACGATGCAAGAAAAACTAAGAAGAGAGGAAGAAGAAGGTTAATCTTTCAACAAGGTACATCAAAAGATTTTACATTAAGTAAACCAATACTACTAGGCGTATAATGGCAAGAACTGATTTAACAAAAACTATCATGGCGAGATTTGATCGCCTTAAAACTGGTAGACAGAACTGGGAAACACATTGGCAAGAAGTTGCAGATTATATGCAACCTAGAAAAGCTGATGTTACTAAGACAAGATCAAAAGGTGATAAAAGAACAGAACAAATTTTTGATTCCTCTCCAATACAAGCTGTAGAATTGTTAGCCGCATCTCTTCATGGAATGTTGACTAACCCTTCTACTCCTTGGTTCTCATTAAGATATAAAGATGAAGGATTAGATGCAGATGATGAAGCTAAACTTTGGTTAGAAGGTGTAACAGAAACAATGTACACAGCTTTTAATAGATCAAACTTT